TATTAAAACTGTATTGGAGGTGAATAAATGTCAGAAATTGTACAAATAGATACAGAGACAGAAGAATACAAAAGAATGGTGAACGATTATAACGACTATATTAGTACTTTTGTTTCTGGATTTGTTACCAATTTATTCTCACAAGGAATAATTGAAGAAGTTGATGCAGAAACACTAAAAAAGTATTTTTCTAATCCTGATACTTTTCAAAAAGAAATTGAGGATTTAGCACAGTATTATTATATTTCTTCAGGTGAAATACATCAATTATTCGAATTAATAGAAGCACTCCCCTCTTTAAATTACAAAATAGATTCATTCGATAAGAATAAACATACAGATAAATATATTGGAATGATTAACAAAGCACTTCACAAAATCAAACATAAACGTTTATCTCGTGATTTACTGAAACAAACATCTGCATCTGGAACGCTAGTTGGTATCTGGTTAGGTGATAAAAATAATATTTATCCTTATGTGTTTGATGATGTGAGAATGACATTCCCTGCTTATAGAAAAAACGGTGAGTGGCAATGTGTTATAGATATGGAGTATTTCTCAAAATTACAAGATGATTTTCGTAATGAACAATTTAACAACATGTCCCCCTACTTAACAACAGAAGATTTTGAGAAATATCAAAACGATACTTCAAAACACAAATATAAAGAGTTACCACAAGATAGAACCTTTGTATTGAGAACTGGAACATTAAAAAGAAATCAAGGCCTAGGTACGTCCTTAGTAACTTCTGGTTTATATGATGTATTACATAAAAAGAAATTAAAAGATGTGGAATACTCTATTGCTAATAAAATTATTAATGCTGTGGCAGTGTTGACAGTTGGTGTAAATGGTGATGAAAAGTATGACACAATGACAAACTTGAAACTGCCTAAGGCTGTGAAACAGAAAGTTCACTCTGGAGTTAAACAAGCACTAGAAAAAAGTAATTCTAAAGGTGTAACTGTAGTAACTATACCAGACTTTGCCAAGTTAGATTTTCCTGATGTTTCTACAGATGGATTAGGTGACAAGAAGTATGGAAATGTCAATTCAGATATTAAGACTGCATACGGTATATCTGGAGCATTGTTAAATGGAGATGGTGGTAACTTTAGCGCATCTAAACTTAATCTTGATACTTTCTACAAGAGGCTTGGAGTTATGTTAGAAGATATTGAGCAAGAATGCTATCAAAAGTTAATCAACCTAATCCTCCCCTCTTCACAAAAAGACAATTTTGTAATGGAATACGACAAATCAACTCCACTTACTCATAAAGAGAAAGTGGATATTTTAATGCGATTAAACGATAAAGGATGGTCAATTAAACATGTTGTAGATCAACTAGATGGTGTTTCATGGGAGAGTTACCTTGAACAAACTATCTATGAAACTGAAGAACTTAATTTACAAGACAGAATTCGACCTTATCAAAGTACTTATACTATGACTGGTGATAAAGGTGGAAGACCAGAAGAGGATTCCGATAACGATAACACCGTTAAATCAAAGACAAGTAATGGTAACGATTTACCTGAATAAGAGCGATTAGTCTTTTGAAGGAGGTGAGATATTGAAGCAAAAAAGACATTTATTTGAAATACAATTAAACTCAATTACCGACACAGATAATCCTACAAAATCTGAAGTAGAATTCATAATGCATGACTTTGATGTATCAAGTAATTATGCATTCATCTCCAAAGAATCTGCTAAAAAGTCATTACATACTCTAAACGGAATGCCGATAGTCGCTAGATATTATCCTGTATCAGAAGAAGGTGCTAAAGACGATGCGTTAGGCTCACATGAAGTATATATAGATAAATATCGTGAAGACGGTAGCGAGTTTGTAGCAATGAATACCGTACCTATAGGAGTATTTACAGAAGATGCCTACATTAAAACCATTGTCGATAACGATGGAAATGAAAAAGAAGTAGTGGCAGGTAGAGGTATTTTATGGACTTCTAGATTTCCTAATGTAATAGGATTGTTAAAAGAGTGGATTGATGAAGGAATTAATGTTTCATCTAGTATGGAAATATTATATGACGCTTATAAAGTTGAAAACGGAATTACGGAAGTCCTTAATTATGTGTATGAAGGTCACTGCATCCTAAACTCAGAAAATAGAGGCGAACATAATAAAATATATCCAGCTTATGATGTATCAAAATTAACAAAGTTAGTTGCACAGGCAATTAATCAGAAAGATGAGGAGGAAAAAGAAAATATGGAATTCTTTAAGAAAGTGTACGAATTGTCACATAATGATGTTCGTTCCCTACTTTATACTCAACTTGAATCATTCTTAGATAAAAAAGAATATTCTTATATTTCAGATGTGTATGAGACATATTTTGTAGTTAATACATACAAATATGATGAGGATGATAATTTAGAATATGATAAATATTTTAAATTTAATTATTCTAAAGGTGAAAACGACACTATTACTATTGATGCTGATTCAAAAGTAGAGGTTACTATTAAACGTGATTGGGTTGAAGTAAGTCAATTTGAATCAATTCAAAACGAATTAAAAGAAGTATCTACTCAATTGAGTGAGAAAGAAACGAAAGTAACTGAATTAGAAAAACAATTGAATACAGTCACAAATGATAAACAATCAATTGAAAAAAAATTTAATACTGCTTCTGAAACAATTATTCAACTAAATTCAAAAGTAGAAAAGCTCACTCCATTCAAAGAACAATTCGAACAACAAGAATTAGAAAAGGCTTTAAATGAGAAGAAAGATTTTTATGAAGGTAAATTTGAAGCATTGAATGCTAAAGAAAAATTTGAATCAGAAGAAGTACAAGAATTAATTAATAAAGCAATCTATGAAAATCAAGAAGGTTCTAATGCAATTCTTCAATTAAATTCAATGTTAGTTGATATGGTTGTATCGAACAAAGAAACAAATTCGGAAAAACCTGTCATCAGAGAAGTTTCTAGTAAACGTGAAAATTTAATTCCGTCTAGTGATGATTTTGATAGCAGATTTTCAGTATAAAAAATATATAATAATTGGAGGAAATTAAAAATGGCAAGTGATATTTTAAAAGCGTTACAAGAACAAGGAAATCATGCTGTAGGTAATTTAAATAGCCTAAAAATTAAAACGGTAGCGAATGGAGCTATTGTTGAATTAGCAGATATTGATAATTTTACGTTGGGTGAGATGAATTTTAATGCAGAAGGAGAACGTACAGTAAAACAACTATCTGCAAATGACAAAAAAGCTGTATTAGTAGCTTCTCCTGAAACACGTTATCTTGGTGAGGAAATCACAAAATTCTACAACGCAGTTGGCGAACGTGTTCGATGTGTAATTTTGGAGGAAGGATATACTCGATTCGAAACTTCTGCATTTACTAAAAATTCAGGTGTTAGCGAAATTAAAAATGGACAAGTTGCTCACTTTGATGTAACTTCTAAAAAGTTC